CGATAAGATCCCGCACGGAAGAGGAACCCTTCTTGAGCATCTATCAAAGACATATGATCATCTCGTTCTAGAAGAACATGATGAAGACGTATGTTTCGCTGGTTTATTTCACAGCATATATGGAACAAAATATTTCACACACGAAACTACCAATGATAGAGAGGCTGTGCGTGATTTAATTGGAAAGAGAGCTGAGCTTCTCGCTTGGAAATTTTGCGCTTTGGATAGAACTAAATTTAATTGGGAGGATCCTGACGCAGAGGATCTATACACCATTCTTGAGGCAAATAAAATGACACAAAATGTTTGATGAGGTTATGTTCTTCCACGATGGTGTTCTAGCAAATGATGATGCTGTAACACTTTCGAATCGATTTCACGATGATAAAGAGTGGAGATCAAACTGGAGTTCTTCGGGTAAAAACGACCCACATCAGTGGCATTGGCATCGCTCTATCTGGCAAGATCAAAGAAACATGTCAGAGGTATTAGAAAATAGAATGGATGAAGAACCCGACATAAAAGTGTTGTGGAACAATATAAACGAACAGCTTGAAAAAGTTTACAAGCAATCCTTC